CAGTCCGATGGGGCTTCTCAGTGCGCTAGAGGAGAGGACAGGCAAGCGCGATGAGTGATCTGGCGACATTCGATGCTGGTCTGGTGGACAAGTTCACCGAATATCACAATGATCCGGTGCTTTTTGTGCGGGAGATATTCGGCGCTGAGCCGACTGACCAGCAGAAGAAGTTGTTGAGTGGCATGGTCAAGCCTGACGCGCATATAGCGGTCAAGTCCGGGCACGGTGTTGGGAAAACTAGTGCCCTTGCGTGGCTGGGTTTGTGGTTTTTGTGGACGAGGTTGGACGTTGAAATACCATGTACTGCCCCATCGGGCCATCAGTTGAACGACGTGTTGTGGTCCGAGATAGACGCGTGGAGGATGAGGATGCCCGGTCCCATGAAGGATGCGACTATCGTAACGAGGGACCGTGTAACCATAGAAGGATGTGGCAAGAAGCATTACATGGTGGCCCGAACGGCGAGGCGGGATCAGCCGTCGGCGCTGCAGGGCTTCCACGCGAAGAACTTGATGTTTCTGATAGACGAGGCCGCGGAGGTCCCTGACGAGGTTTTCGAGGTCATGCGTGGTACGCAGACGACGAGGAATGCTCGTGTCATTATGACCGGTAACCCCACATTGGTTACCGGTTATTTTTATGAGGCGTTCAGCTCATCGAAGAGTGTTTGGGAGAGGCTGACATTCTCATGTCTTGATTCGCCGCTGGTCAAGCCTGAATACATTCAGATGATGAAAGACGAGTACGGGGAAGACAGTGACCAGTACAGGGTCCGTGTGCTTGGCGAGTTCCCGAGCGCGTCGATAATGCAGTATATTCCTGCGGATCTGGTTGAAGCGGCGATGGGGCGTCACCTTGATGAAACTGAATATAATTTTGCGCCGGTGATATTGGGCGCTGATGTCAGTTATTTTGGTGATGATTCGAGCGTTTTGTTCCTGAGGCAGGGTCTGTACTCAGAGAAGTTGTGGGAGGGAAGGGATGTGGACACGATCCAGTATGCCGACATCATCCACAGGTTCGCAAAGGAGCGAAACGCTGACAAGATCTTCGTTGACCAGACCGGTGTGGGGGCTGGAGTGATAGACCAGCTTCGTCGAATGGGTCTGGGCGATATCGTGGTTGGCGTGTCGAGTTCCAGTGCTTCGAGTAGACAGGAGCTGGCGAACAAGCGCATGGAAATGTGGTACGAGATGAAGGAATGGCTGAAGCTGGGTGGTGCGATCCCTGATGACAGGACCCTTCGTGACGATCTGGTGACGCCGTATTACGATTATCATCGCCAGAGTGGTAAGATGAAACTGGAATCAAAGCAGGCTATAAAGAAGTTAAGGAACCTTCCGAGTCCGGACCATGCGGATGCTTTGGCGTTGACTTTTGCATATCCGGTGAACAAGCGGCATAGTGAAAGTTCACAGACATACAGTGTTGTTGGAGGTATGTCGAGGACATATGACAAGCGTCACAGTCACAGTAGTGTAGCAGTAAATTGACATGATGGGGGTGCGTGAGAATGTGTGGTCTGTTCAGTCCGCCTGAAATGCCTGAGCCGATCCTCCCTCCTCTGGAGGAGGAGCCTGAGGGCAGTGAAACTTTGAATCTTGACAGGGAGCGAAGGAGAGCTGCCGCGAGGCAGGGTTTCGAGTCTACGTGGCTCACACGTAATCGGGTTGGCTCGCCTGGTGGTGGTGGGAGTGGCCAAGGCACTGCATCAGGTGGTGCACAGGCGCCTCGTCGGCCACAAACCGTTATGAGAAGGACTTTGGGGAGTTAAATCATGCCATCCAATGTGACTAAGCTTGGCACGTACAAGAAGCGACATCATGCTGTTTTGGAGAATAGGTCACATTGGGAGCCTATATGGAAGGATCTTGCCTCATATGTCCTTCCACAGTATGGTCGTCATTTGTATCCTGGTTGGGAGCACAGGCCTCGTCGTGGTGATGAGAACATGGTGACATCCATGCCGACGATGGCCGCTCGTGTTACTGCTTCCGGCCTCCAGTCTGGGATGACATCCAAGGCTCGCCAGTGGTGGCGCGCTGGTCTGCCTGACCCTGATATGTCGAGGTTTCCGAAATTCAGGGAATGGCTTGATGAAATCACTTTCAGGATGACCTACGTCATGGGACAGAGTAATTTTTATGAATCCACATATGCTGTGTGGGCGCAGGCCCCGACATTCGGTACAGGCGTGACGGTATTTCTTGAGGATTACGACAACGTCATACGTGGTCATACATTGAATATCGGCGAATACGCCCTTTCTTCCGACTTTACATTGCGGAACAACACATTGTACAGGAAATTCTGGATGCGGTGCTGGGAATTGGTGGACACTTTCGGGAAGGACAAGGTCTCAAGGAATGTTCGCAATGCTTATGAACGCAATGATACCGAGCAATGGTACGAGGTAGTCCATGTTATTGAGCCGAATGATGACCGCATTCCATCTAACAAGGGTAACAAGGATATGCCGTACCGTTCTGTGTACTATGAAGAAGCTGTATCGGAGGACGAACCGCCACTGGAGGTCAATGGATATGAGGAGAAGCCCTTTGCTTCGTTTCGTTGGGAGATTGCAGGCAGGGATGATTATGGATTTGGTCCAGGCTGGGTTGTTCTTCCTGATTGTAAGGAACTTCATGCAACCATGCGTGACAGGGGTGTTGGTATAGAAAAGTCGGTGAACCCGCCACTGCAGGCTCATGTGTCTGACATGGACCGTGCAGTCAATGCCGCTCCCGGAGGATTGTCTTTTTATTCGAACATGCAAAGTGGTTCTGCAGGAAGGATCGGTCCTCTCTACGAGGTTGCTCCTGACTTGAACGGAATACAATTGAGTATATCCGAGCTGAGGGAGCTGATCGATCAGGCATACTACAAGGATTTATTTCTTGCATTGATGTACAGGTCAGGTGGTTCGGCTGAAAAGACGGCCCGTGAGGTCATATCTCTTGAGCAGGAAAAGCTTTTGATGCTTTCGCCAGCTCTTGAGCGGGCTGATGAGTACCTTGACGATGCGATAAACAGGATTTTCGGCATCATGATGCGAGGAGGCCTGCTGCCGCCTCCGCCTCCGGAACTGCAGGGTATGTCGCTGACGATCGAGTATGTTTCGGTTCTCGCGCAGGCCCAGAAGATGATTGAATCTTCGAAGATCGAGCAGGGATCAGCTTTTATCGCACAACTTGCCGGGATGTATCCTGAGGCAGCAGATATCCTCGATCCTGACCGTATCGGTGAGGGGTATCTTTCTGCGATACAGATTCCGCAGAAATACCTCAGGGACCCGAAGGTGCGCGAACAGATCCGTCGCGGTCGTGAGGAAGAGCAGCGCAGGATGGCCCAAATGGCTCAAGCACAGCAGTTAGCTGAGCAGGGCAAGACATTGTCCGAGACTGACTTGAGCGGACAAAATGCATTGCAGGCATTGCTGCAAGGCCCTGCCGGAGGTCTTGGTCAATGAGCAGGAAATACAAGGTAACCGACCATGAGGGGGCAAGAGAGCAGGAGGAAAGAGCAAAGATAGTCAGGGATATGAGGCTGCACGATCTGAACAAGATCGTTCAGACAGAAGAGGGAAGGCGCTGGATTTACTCTATTTTGGAACGCTGTCATATATTTCATCCTGTCATGACTGGGAATTCTTACACTTTTTTCAATGACGGGATGCGCCAGATAGGATTAATGATCATAGAGGAATTATCACACGTGGATCCGGAATTATTCGGCAAGATGCATGCCGAATCGTTCAAGTGGAAAGATTTGATTGATACGATACTGTACGGGAAGGAGGAAAATGATGATGAGTGAAGAACAGGTCACCGATAAGGGCACACAGACTGACACTGATATGCCTGACGGTGAAGAAGAAAAGAAACAACCTGTTGGCGAAGAGGAAGCGAATCAGTCCGCTGAAGGGGACAAGAAACAGACTGATAGCGAAAAGGAACAACCTGACGAAAAGCCTGAGGTCCCTGAATCGTACGAGTTCCCTGAAGATCTTGAAATGAACGATGAGCAAAAAGAAAAGTACACTGAACTTTTCAAGAAGCATGGAGCTTCTCAGGAAGCAGTCGATGAATTCACGAAGGAATTCAAGGAGCAGGTACAAAAGCTCAGAGAAGCCAGTGTTCAGGCCTGGTACGATCAGGTAAAAAAGTGGGGTGAGGAAGCGGAAAAGGACAAGGAGATTGGTGGATCTAATTTCCAGAAAAACATCGATTCCGTGATCGTCCCTCTTGTTAACAAGTTTGGCGATCAGCAGTTGATCGACGAGCTTGACCAGACTGGATTCGGCAACAATCCGAGGCTGTTGAAGATGTTTTATCGTATTGGCAAGGAACTTGGGATTGAGGCCGGGTTTGTTGAAGGTAAACCTAGCGGTGTTTCGGATTCAAAAAGCATAGCTGAAATAATGTATCCGACAATGTTTAACAAGGATAAACAGTAGGGGGTGTAAAAATTGGCAATCGAAGGAACGCATCTTCCCACGATGCTTGATTGGGCTAGGCGACTTGACCCGAAAGGGAAAATAGATACTGTCGTAAATCTTCTGGCAGAGACCAACCAGATTCTTGAAGACATGGTCTGGTTGGAAGGAAACCTACCAACAGGTCATCAGACTACCGTTGTCACCGGTCTTCCTGAACCTACATGGAGGACACTCTATGGGGGCGTTCAGCCTTCCAAGGGTACGACAAAGCAGATTACTGATACGTGCGGCATGCTTGAAGCGAGGCCCCATATCGACATCGACCTTGCCAAGCTGAATGGAAATTCTCCTGAGTGGAGATTGAGTGAAGAGAGGCTCCATATCGAAGGTATGAACCAGGCGATGGCGACTACTCTCTTCTACGGTGACACCCGTGATGATCCTGAAAAGTTCATGGGTCTTCACCCGAGGTTCTCGGATACCACTGCTGATAACGGCGGACAGATTATTGACGCCGGTGGAACAGGGTCGGACAACACGTCTATCTGGCTGGTGACTTGGGGGCCGAACACCGTCCATGGTATCTTCCCCAAAGGGTCGAAGGCCGGAATGCAGATTACCGATAATGGCAAACAGACGGTTACGGACTCTGATGGTGGGCGTTACGACGTCCTCGAATCCCATTACAAGTGGGATTGTGGTCTGACGGTGCGTGACTGGCGGTATGTGGTCCGCATAGCCAACATTGATATTTCGGATCTCGCTACCTTTAATTCTGCATCTGATGCTTCGGCAAACCTGATCAGGCTGCTTATTCAGGCGACGGAGATGCCTCCTGAGGTGAACCTTGGTCGCCCCGTGATTTACTGTAACAAGACTGTCAGGACGTGGCTCAGGATCATGATGAACGAAAAATCCAACGTACATCTTTCGCTCGATGAGGTTGCCGGAAAGAAGGTTCTTTCTTTTGATGGCATTCCTGTCAAACGTTGCGACAGGATCCTGAATACCGAGTCACGGATTGTTTAATAGGGGGTGTGAGAATTGATTCTCGACAAGAATCTTATTTTCAGTAAAGCTCAGGCGGTAACTGCTGTCGGGACACATAATTCTGAAAAGATAGCAGATATTGTCGAACCTGGTGATGCAGTCAATGAATTGTACTTCGAGGCCCGTGTCAAAACTGCATGCAGCTCTGCCGGATCTGCTACAGTTACGATTAATCTGGTCACCGATACCGATCCTGATCTTGGCGATCCGACTATCCTTTGGTCTTCCGGGGCAGTTCCTGTAGCCGATCTTACTGACAAGTACCTTTTTGGTTCTGTCAGGCTTCCGAAGCCCGACAAGCTGGAGAAATATCTTGGAGCGCAGATTGTTGTTGGGACTGCAGCTTTGACAGGAGGAGCTTTTGATATTTACCTGACTGACACACCTCAGACGAACATCAACGGGTAGGTGAGGTGAATGCGCTATCGTGTTTTAGCTGATTGTGTCGACTTGAACCAGAAGTTTCAGAAGAAAGGGAATATCGTTTCAGTTCCTGATGGCGAACCTGTCCCCAAGTGGTTCGAGCCTATAGGGAAGTCAACTGATAAGGCCCCTGTCGATGAACCTGTCGATGATGTAAGCGATGCTGAATTGAGTAGGATGACCAAGCAGGAACTCATGGACACAGCTGGCAAGGAAGGTGTGGATGTTCCTGTAGGTGCCACAAACGCCGAGATTGTCAGGCTGATCCGTGCTGACAGGAAGCGCAGGAAGAATCTTGCCGCGAAGGCAGAGGCCTAAATGTTTGTGGGGGAGGTTCTATTCTCCCCCACAACGTTTATGAGGTGATCGTATGGGGACCACAAGAAGGGATATATGGAATATGGCCTTGGCAAAGGCCGGGGTTTCGAGGCAACTGGTCGATGATAAAAATTTTGATAACCCGGTTGTCAAAACACTGGATGCGATTTACCGTCCGACTCTGCTTGCTTTTCTGCAAGAGCATTCGTGGAACTTTGTGAAGCGGATTGTTCCTTTACAGGAATCTGATTATGAGCATATTCAATGGGACCATGTTTACCGGTATCCTGACGATTGTTTGTATATGAGGATGGTCACATCAAGAAGTTCGATTACCACAAGGAAGGAAATCCCAGTCCCGTACGAAATATTCACAGATGAAGCGACTACATTGATGCTTATCGGGACGTATGAGCCTGAAGCATACGGTATTTATACGACAAATATTGTTTCGGAGGCGATGTTCCCTCCGGCGTTTACGCAGGCTCTTGCAACGCGGCTTGCGGCCGAGCTTGCCATGTCGCTTCAGGGTGACCGTGGCAAGCATATGGATCTATTGAGTATCGCTGCCGAGCTTGCCGAGTTTTCGAAGGAAAACAATGCGAATGAGAACATCGAAGTTATTGGTGATCGTGACAGCAAATATACGAGGTCGAGGCTATGAGTGCTAGAAAGATGGGTTCTTCACCGACTCCAACGACATTCAAGATCCATCAGGTGGCTATGGTCGGTGGTGAGATATCACCGTCGTTATGGTATCGTCATGATCTTGAGAAAGTGCAGGTGTCTCTTGCAAAATGCCGCAATTTTATTCCTATGGCGGAAGGCGGAGTTACATTCCGCCCCGGGACATGGAAGGTTGCTGAAACAAAGAATTCCGGAAAAGTGGTTCTGCTCTCCATGAATTTTTCGAACGAACCTTCAGTAATCATAGAGGCCGGCAACCAGTATTTCCGATTCCATGTTCCGGGATTGTCTACGATACCTGAGATTTCCACGCCGTATACTTTGAATGATCTTGAGAATATTCGTTATGTGCAGTCAGCTGACACATTGTTTATTGTTGATGGGGTTCACCAACCTATGGTTTTGCAAAGGCACAGCAATACGAACTGGGCAATTACGCCTTTTTCTTTCGAAAATGGTCCATTTTTGAAAGAAAATACTACAGATACGACATTGAAACTTGTTCCAGTGGATGGGAGTGTCGGTAATGTGGGGCAATATGTCGATGTTATAGCATCATCTTCATTGTTTACTGCTTCTGATGTAGGTCGGTGGATCAAAATACGCTACATAAAAGATGGGGCATTAATTACAAGAGGTAATCGTGACTATGGGGCAGCTGGAGAAATAAATGGCCCATGGAATGTAGATGGCAAATGGAAAGTGACTGGATTCTTTAGGGGAGTTGATGCGACGACAGAAACTCATGGAGTGGAACTTCAATATTCTATAGATGGTGGAACCACATGGGAAGTATACGATACTTTTTTGAATGCCCATTCGACTTCAAGAGTCACTATCGAAGGAGAATTGAATTCGGAAGACTATAATGATATTACTCCTCAATTGCGATTAAGAGCAGATGGGGATACTTATAATTTTGTATGGAGTATAAGATATGTTCGCGAAGAATATGAGGGTTTATTAAAAATAACGTCATACACGTCATCTACTTCTGTCAGATGCGAGGTTATGAGGAAATGCTTGCATATAGACAGGCCTACAAAAAGATGGTCACTTGGTGCATGGGGGAATGATCCTGGTTGGCCTGCAGTAACCACATTCCATCAGGATCGTCTTACTTTTGCAAGGACGCCGATCAGTCCGTTCGATATCTGGCAAAGTGTTACTGGAGATTACTACAACTTTGATATCCATTATCCTGTTCAGGATGATGACAGCATTCAAATCCCGATACGGTCACGGTCTCTCGATGATATATACGGGATGATTTCACTCAAAGATTTGATTGTCTTGACATCCGGCGGTGAATGGCGTATCACGGGCAGTGCTGAAGGCAATGCTATCACGCCTGATTCCATGTATGTGTCTAATCAGGGGTATCGTGGTTCTTCCAATATCGAACCTATTATTGCAGGATCTTCCATTCTGTTTGTCCAGCGGTTTGGAACACGGATCAGGGATCTCGCGTACTCCTTCGAGAGTGACGGGTATGATTCAACAGATATAACTATTTTCGCTACGCATTTGTTTGATGGACACACTGTCGTAGACTGGTGTTACCAGCAAGAGCCATGGAGTGTTGTCTGGGTTGTTCGTTCTGATGGAGCGCTTCTCGGGTTGACATATATGAAAGAGCAAAATGTCTTGGCATGGCACAAACATGAGACTGACGGAGAAGTTGAAGCTGTCTCATGTGCTTCTGGCAGTATTGAAGATGAAGTGTATATCGTTGTGAAAAGGTCTGTCAATGGTGTAGAAAAACGTTACATCGAAAAGATTTCCATGAAACAGGAACACCTCCATCTCGACAGTGCTGTTGTGGCACATGATGGTTCACCAGCAACTTATATTTCAGGTCTGGACCATCTTGAAGGCAAACATGTCGTTGTTGTAGCTGATGGACACCCGATATTCAATCACATCGTTTCGAATGGATCGATAACACTTCAGTCACCGGCATCTTTTGTTGTTGTTGGACTTGGGTACACAGGCACTATACAAACTCTTCCGATGATTTACGAGGCAAGGGAAGGTCTGTCTACTGGCGCAAGAAGGCGTGCTGTTGAAATAATCCTCCAGCTTTCTGAGAGTCAGAAAGGTTTTGTAGGTACTGATGATGAGAATATGTACCCGATAAATTATCCCAAAGATTTCGTGAATTATAGTGGTGTAGTCAACGAGATCCTGAGTTCTGAATATGATTATGCCGGTCAGGTTACCATAGAACACAGGCACCCATTACCATTTACGATACTGACATGGACGGTGAAGGTTGCTCATGGAGATTAAGACGGTTCCGTTCGGAAGGAAACATCTTGACGATATGGAAGGCCGCATTCATCCGAACAATGATGCTGAGGCAAGGGCATTGTTCGGTCAAAATATTGACGGGTTTTCTGCATTGGTGAAATCTGTCGATGCTTCTGACAAGGTTTTTACAGTCACAAAGGATGACTTGGCAATGGCTATATTCGGGATAAAGGAAGCATCTTTGTTATCAGGCAGGGCTTTCCCATGGCTGATATGTTCAAAAGATATTATGGATTATGGAGTAACGTTCCTGAAGCGATTTCGGTCGTTGATGAACAGTATCAAAGAAGAATACAGGATACTTGATTGCTTAATATTTTCAGAAAACACAGAAGTTTTGAGAATGCTCAAGTGGGTAGGTTTCAAGGAAGCAAAAAAAGAGGTAATAAACGGGTCTGACTTTTATCGAATGGTTTGGATAAAACCAGATCAGGAGGAATGACACATGTGTTTCAACGCGATTGCTGCTTTTGGAAAAGAAATGTTTAGTGGGGTTGGACCTTTTATGGAAGGACTGGGGACTGTCATGTCTGTTACCGGTCCTGTCGTTCAAGGTATGGCGGCCAAAAGCAGTGCTGAAGCGCAGGCGAAAGCTGCCGAATACAACGCCCAAATTGCTGAAGCACAGTCTGAAGTAGTTTCGAGGAAGGCTGCCAGAGAGGAACGGCTTGCCAGAATAAGAGGCAGACTGGCTCAGGGTTCTCAGAGGGCGGCATTCGGGGCGGCAGGGCTTGATCCTAATGTTGGTTCTCCTTTGGACATTCTTCTGGACACTCAAAGGGCCGTTGAAGAAGATGCCAGTACGATACGATACAATGCTGCTCTTGACCAGTGGGGTTTAGGGCAACAAGCCAGAATGTACAGGTATCAGGCCGGTGCCGCACGTACTGCTGGAAGACAGGCGATGGTATCAGGTGTTATGGGTGGCCTTACAAGTTTAGGGACTGCTACAAGTAATTTTTCTGACAGATGGGACTGGATGGCAAATAAAAAGACAGGAACAGGCCGGGTGCTCCCGGATGATCCATTTTCTGTAAGGCGAAGAGAAGCTACACAGTCGCTGGGGAGATGATCGTATGAAAGTTCCCAGACTCATACCTCAACAGAACATACAGAATGCTCCTTCACCGCAGGCCTGGGCACCTGGCCCTGAAGCTTTCGGTGGTAACATAGGTGCGGCATTGTCTCAGTCTGGGAGAGAGTTGACGGCTCATGCCGAGGAGATGCAGCGTGAAAAAGATGCTATCAAGGGTCTTGATCTTACTGTAAAGGCCCAGCAAAGAATAAACAATATTCTGTATGGCGAGGATGGGCTGATGCGCGCCCAAGGCCTGAATGCTGATGGCATATCTAACAGGTTTGTTGAAATCTACGATGAAGTTATTCAGGAGATTCTGGAAGAATCTGAAAACGAAAATCAGAAAATGATAGTCACACAGTCTATGTTGCGACATATGCCTGGATATCAGTCACAGCTTGCGAAGCATGAGGCGGCTGAACTTCAAAATGCGAAGATGGCAAGCCTGCAGGCAACGCTTGACTCACAGGTCAAGATCGCTGTTGATGCAAGGGGCGATCCTGAGACTCTCGCAGCAGTCACAGAAGATGTGGAACGCACTGTTACGGCGATGGCAGGTCATTTGGGAGAAGAAGCAGTTTTGAAGATGGTTGATGATACGATGAGCAAGGTCCATTCCAATGTTATTTCCAACCTTCTTGTAGATGATCTTGCCGGTGCAAAAGAGTATTTTGAAAAATACAAGGACGATATCGGTCCTGGAAGCAGGACCAAGATAGAAGAGTTGATTAAAAATAAAGAAGATGTTATCGAGAACCAGGCCTTGTCTGAAGAGATTTATGCAAGATTCGGAATAGATGATGAAGCTGGTGCATTGAAATACATACGTGAAAATTACGAGGGAGAAAAAGAGGACAAACTTCTTTCTCGCACCCAGGGTATGTATGTTGATGCAAGACGAATCCGTGCCCAACGGGAACAGCAATCATATGACTGGATGTATTCTGTCGTTGGCAGTGCTCAGACTTATACGGAAGCGTTAAATGCTATTGATGATTCGAACTTGAAAGAGCAGCATAAAAGAACATTGCGCAATTATGCCAAGGACCGTTTCAATATATCTGAAGGCAGGACGCCGCAAACAAGCCCTGAAACTGCATCCCGATTGCAGGAACTGAAAAATAACTACACATTGTTTGAAGAATATCCTACATGGGAAACGTTCTTTGCCGAGTTTGGAGATTCTCTTTCTTATACTGATCAGGATCGTTACAGAAGAATGTATGAAGATATCCGAAATGGTATGGCATCCACAGTAGTGTACAGGACTCAGGAAGTTCTTGATACAAAGATACAAAAAGCTGATATCAAGGACCCTGTTGTGATATCCAAAATACATCAAAGTGCCAATCAGTATCTTCGTGCGGCAAGCGAAAAGAAAGGTGCTCCTCTTACCCCGGTTGAAGAAGCAGAAATCATAGACAGCCTTTTTGAAGATGTGACTTTGGAAAGAAGGACAGGGTTATTCGATCTCGATATTCTTGCGAGAGACAAGCGAGGCAAGCGTTGGCAACTCCCTCCGGGGTATGAATACAATGACACTCTTGGTATTCCGATAAAATGCATCCCTGAAGAGGGGATATGCTACGATATCGATAATAAGCCTGTCGCCATGATAGTGCCTGAAGAATAGGGGGCCATTATGAAGATTATTCCTTTGCCAGGCTATAACGAGGAAGAAGAAAAGGAAGAGCTTCTTTCAGGACAAAAGACTGATTCTCCTTTTGGTGGTATGAAAATTATTCCTCTTACCCCTGAAGAACAGGCTGAGTTGTCTGCCCGGCGCCTTGAGGCCGCATGGAATTCTGTTTGGGACAAGGATCCTGATATCTCTGCTGAAAACATCCAGCTGTCGAATAAAACTCGCATACCAGAATTTCTTATCGAGAACAATGCCAAGCGTAAAAGGAAGGCTCAGGCTGAGGCCTCCAAGCCTTCTTTTGGCGATATGGTAAAACGCTATCCGGCAACATCAAGCCATTTGTCTATTCCCAAGAATCTTGCCATTTCGAAAGACGATCTCGACAATCTTGTAAAGACAGAAAGACTGATATCAGAGTACGCTGAACAGGAAGCCATATATAAACCGACTAAAGTGAATTTTGACATTTTTGAGTACGGTCGTGGTGAAGGTGCTAAAGAATTGAGCACCTCATCAGGTCCAACCCCTTTTTATGATATATATAAAGGTTTTTCCAACACAGCGAAAAAGAACCGTTGGGCAATACTCAGCGAAAAGGAAATGGACGGCATCCTGAGTCCGCAGGAAGCCGAGGAATGGGAGCGGATAAAAGATATTCCACAACGCATTTCTCAGGAAAGCGAAGGCTGGAATCCTCTCGAAACAGGCTTTATTCCTTTCAGAGGTATTGGTGAATTTCTGGGGAATCGTGTATTCCCGTTAACAGATCCACAGACATTTGTTACTTTGGGAGGATTGACGTTACTTGGTGCTGGAGCTGCATTGACAAGTACAGGGGTCGGTGCTCCTGTCGGGGTCCCCCTTTCGGCTGCAGGTACAGCGTTGACAGCCGGAACTCTCGTAAATGTTATGAGACGAGCTGCTTATCTTTCTGGTTCTATGAAATACATGTCAAGACTGGAAACCCAGAGCATGTACCGAGAGCTTTTGAACACAGTTGACGAGAATGGTGTCCCGCTCACAGAATTTGTCGATAAACCCACACTGGCAATTATTGCCAAGACGTTTGGTGCAACTGCTGGTTTGGCTGAATTTCTACCTGCAGGTGTTTTTTCACGATATATCCCCGGGTTGAAGGCAGCCGCACCATCGAAACAGCTCGCTAAACTTATGGCTAACAGAACAAGCAGAAGGGTCATTGTCAATACAATAAAGGAATGGGGATTAAGCCTTGCCGCTGAATCTCATACAGAAGGTATTCAGAGACTGATAACAGAGATTGGTTCTGAACTTGCCAGATCCCTGTCAGAGCCAAGGGGTGGCGAGTTCGATCGAATGACAGTGACTGATTATCTTGAATCGTATGGTGAAGAGGTTATACAATCTGCCGGTCGTTTCCTGCTCGGTGTCGGAACAGGCCCAATGATCAACCTGTACTCGGACATGCAGTTGGTGAGCAAGGCACAATCAGACCAAAGGTTTTTCGAAGAGATTGGCGGTCTTGAAACTGAATCGAAAACGAAGAAGCGGCAACCTGAGGCACGCAGGGAGTTTATCGACAAAGTCATACGCGAGCGTGGCGCTCCGATAGATACTGTTTATATTGACAGCAACCAGTTTGTCTCGTATTTCCAGCAGGCAGGCATGGATCCCCGTGCAGCCGCAAGACAGCTCGGCATACCAGAAGATGAGTACATTGAAGCCATTGACTCTGGCGGACGCATCAAGATGGATATGGCGGATTATGCGACCAGATTTGTAAGTACTGAAGCCGGTCAGGCATTAATAGAAGATGTCGCTCTGGGAGAGAATGATTATACCGTCCGAGAGGCCAAGGAACTGCAGTCTGAATTCAACGAGATGGAAGCTGAAGCAATCGCCGAAGCTGAAAAGATAGTCGCCCAAGATGAAGCATTGAACTATGAGCTTGATTATGTCAGGACATCTGTCCACAATCTCGCTCAGGACCTGGATGTGGATGACCAAGAGGTAACACGCCTTGCTGACATATATGCTCAGCGGGGGAAAGTGGTACTTGGAAGGTATGGTATCCGTCCGCAAGAATGGTTTGACAATCTTGGGTTGCAAATGCTCAGATCTGACCTTGCCGAATTTTCCGGAATAAGTGATCAGACATTATTCCAATCTTTGGATGCCAGACGGCCCACAGCTGTAGGGCAGAGAGAACGCAAGCCCGGAGAGATCCTGTACTCCAATCTCGAGGCTGCAAAAGAAACCCCTGAGACACTCATAAAATGGACAAATGATCTGATTAAAGAGACTGGCATTGATATCCCCCTCTTGTCGGAAAATGCTGCACTGAAGGATGTGGAAGCGACCACGGAAGCTGTTATTAACCGCATGGTCGATAACCTCGATTTTATATTTGAGCAGGTTGATCCTGTCGCACGAGAAAGATACAGGCAATGGTATGATGGCGCGCATCGTGTGGCATTGAGAATGGCTCACAGGACCGGACGGTCGCTCAAGCAAACGGCCGCTATGATCGCTGTTCTTTCCGCTCAGACCGAATGGTTTACGAATGTTTCGGTTGCTGAACGGGTCCTTGAAACAATAACAAGGCAGGATATTCTGGACTTCAAGTTCGACGAGAAGATGCTGTCTGCACTTGGAATACAGCCTATCGATTACGAGAAGGAAACTCCAGAAAAATGGCTTGGATTGACACTGAGGGAAGTCCTGAATGGCAAGAAATATTCCATTGATGATGTTGCGAAATGGATCCGTGCATACGACCAGGCCTACAATGGATCTCAGTTCGCCATGCTTACTCCTGAGGGTGAGCTTGCTGATTTTGTCACCACAAAATCAGGAGATACCGAGAAGCTGAGATGGTCCTCTTATGGAGCGCTAGCCAAAGCTCTCAGTATTTATTTCGATGGTTCCGATGAAAATATCGATGCACAGCTTGGTAACGAATTGAAGATACGAAATTTCTTCAACAATATTTACGATCCTTCGAATCCGAATTACCTTACTGTCGACACACACGCATATGTGGGAGCGTTGCTTCGACCGGCAGGCACAGAGCGTTTATTTGGTGGTGCTGGATCCAGTCTTACCGGGATGACAGGTGTGTACCCGCTTGTTTCAGAAGCTTATAACAGGCTTGCTGAACGTAAAGGTTTATTGCCCAGAGAGACACAGAGCATCGTATGGGAAGGCATAAGAAATATTTTCCCTGACTGGCTTAGAAGGAATAAAGATTTCAACAAGCAAGTTAACAAAATATGGGATCAGGCTAACAAACAACAGATTACCGAGGCTGAAGCCAGACAAAAGATTCTTGACCTCGCGTCAGAATATACTCCGAAGGATAAATGGTTCCAGATTCCTGAGCCGATGCCGAATCTTGATATCGATCCGAAAACATTCATCGAGGGGTCAGATGTAAGAGAAGGGGCACAGCTCATGATAGAGCTTGCCCCGAACCCGAATGATAAAGAGGCTGTCGAGCGCTGGAACCAGCTTGACAATGAAGATAAATTCCTTGCCACAAGAGATGTGGTATGGCAGACAGTCGGCAAAATATTGAATTCTCAGTTGGACAACAAAGGCAAGCCCAAAGATGTTCGTGGTATGTTCAATGTTCAGATAGGCGGGTACATGGATAGCACCAATCCAAGCATCTCTATACAGTTCTATGACAAAAATATCCCTGGTTACATGATCAAGCGTATCGCTTTTGAGATAGGGTATGCCTTAAACCAAGAGTCCGTCATGATTTCTTCCACTAAGGGTATAAAGGGAGAAACAGAAGCTTGCGGCTTGATAATCTTCCCCACAGGTTCAAGAAATATTGATGAGATCCACGAGATCTATACGAAGATTCGTAGTACAATAGGACCTGCGGATGCCGATGAGGAATCGAAGATCATCAATGGGCATTCCACAGACAATGATGGGAATATGTCGTTCGTCATCAACCTTCCCAAAACAGATGCCAATGGGAAGAAGCTTCGTGGCAATGAACTAAAAGCTCTACAGGAAGCATATATTAAAGATCTTGCGGATCAGATTACCGATATCTTGGGAGTCGCAGATGGGGTTGTCGATTCGACAACAGAACATCAGGTCGCATTCCTGAACACCACGGAGGAAGGAAGGGAAGCGTATGTCCAAGAACGAGTCGAAGCAGTCAGAAAAGAACGTGAGCGAAGAGAAGCAGAAGCAAAGAAGAAGGGCAAAAGTTTCGACGATGGAGGAATTGCGGAAAAAATATCCGAACCATCCGCTGTTGCAGCCCAACTCGATTATTATCGGAGAGCAAGCGAGGCATCTTTACAGGAAGCACTTGAAAGACTCGACCAAGACATAGCAGAGAATACTCAACTCGCCGCTGAGGGTGCTGGAGGTCGTTCTGTGATCGACCTCGCTCCCTTCTATGTTGATGCTGATGGCAATGTTATTCTTGTCCATTTCAGCAGGAATCCCGATCTAAAAACTATCCAACCTCAATTCTACGGCACAAACAAAGCCGGTCGTGAAAAGCAACGACAGGCTATTTACCCGGACATTTTCCCCGAAAGAACATATTATGCTCTGCTCGGTGGGGGCTACAGACGTGAACCAGGCCTCGGGATCAACAGATACGAGGTCAAGGTCCCGTTGTCCAGTCTGTATGACATCATCGCCGATCCTGAAGGTTTTGCCGAGCAAGCCGCGGAAGCATACCCCAATGAGCGGGCGGCGGCCGCAACGTATCAGGAAAAGCTTATCAAGGATGCCGGGTATTTGGGATATATCAGTCTGATGGGCGGCAAGCCGGTTGCGGCCGTGTTCGAGGGTCTTGACCCTCATCAGGTAACCAAGGTCCCGGTAAACAAAGGAACTGCCCATAGGGGTGAGTACGCGCAGGTTGGGGCGGAGTCCCCTCAAGGCGCAATCACCTTTGAAAACAGTCATACGCTCATAAGGATTTTTGAAACTGCCGATCGTTCGACACTTTTGCATGAAACAGGGCATCTGTTCTTGCAGGATTTGATCAATCTGGCACAGACCAACGAGCAGGCCGCACAGGACCTTGAACGCATCAATGGATGGCTTGGTATCGAGGACTGGGCAAAAACAACAAGAGACGAGCGCATCAAAGCGCATGAGAAATTCGCACGCCATTTCGAAGCTTACCTTATGGAAGGCGAGGCCCCAACAGAGGAACTTCGTCCGGTATTTCGTGCATACAAATCCTGGCTCATCGCCATTTACAAGAGTATAAGGGATTTCGCTCAAAGACTCGGCATCGATATCCAGATGAACGATGAAGTCAAGGATATCTTCAACAGGTTACTTGCCACAGATGAAGCCTTGGATGAGGCTGCAGGTGTGGCACAGTATGAATCCGTCCTTGAAGCGACAGGTGAAAGCATAGCAAAGCACAGGGATGCTCGTGATCGGGCTGCGGAACTTGTCGGTCTTCTGGACACACCTGAAAATGTTCTAAAGCATCGGCAATACATAAAGGAAGAGGTAAAGAAAGAGCTTGAGTCTTCCAGAAGCTACAATGCCCTGTATTCCATGCAGCGCTCTGCTGCGCGAGGCGGCATGAAGATCAATGAAAAGGAAGCGATCGACCTTTTCGGAGAAGATATTGTCAATACGTACCTGAAACCGAAGAAGCTGACATCGAAGCGTTCCACGTGGGTTCTGGATGACCTGGCAATGTATTTCGGGTACAACAGCGGGCAAGAGATGGTCGAGGATATCATCACATTGCCTCCGCTCAATGTTGCTGTAGAAAGACAGACAGACATGATTATGGAACAGGCGATGCGTGTTTCTCAGGAAGAAGCGAGAGCTGCGCTGAGGAATGCGGATCGTGTAGAGGCTCTTTCGATAGAGATGGAGAATATTCTCTCCATGTCGGAGCAGCGCTCGCAAGCTGAAACCGCCAGACAGGAATGGTCGCAGGAACATGAAAGAATGGCCGCTGTCAGGCGACGTACCAAAGCCGCGATGGATGTGGCAAGACAGTCAATGCTGAACAAGGTCGCCAGCAGATTGTCGCCTGCCGAATATATCGCCAATGCAAAACGTGCCGCAAA